ACTCTATCAGACTCAGCTCATCGATAACGACGAATATCTGAGACTCTTAAAAGAGTTTGCAGGGATAGAATCCCGGCCGACCACGGAGTACAACCACTACGACGAAAATGGTGAGTTTATTGGTAGCAGCGTGGACACCGATCTTTGTGACCTGCTGGACGAGGCTGGTGTGGAGGTGCGGGACGATGGGGCAACATAAGCACAACCCGACCGCTATTGCGGCGGCAAAAGGCGAGCTGCCGCCGAAGAAGCGAGAGCCGCAGCTGACCAAGAGGCAGGCAGAAGTGCTGCTACGGAAGAAAATCCTCGATCTGATACCTGGATCGTTTGCTCTTCCGGATGGAATGAAAGAAATACTTGCAAATGGAGGAATACCATATGTCTAGATCTGTAAATGAAGTTCTTTTCGAAGCGGTCAAGAAAAAACTGCAAACGGCGCGCGAATCATATGCCGTATATCGATCCACAATGGAGGACTTGAACCAGCTGTTAAAGGATATGATCGACTATGCGGTAAAAAACAACTGGAACCTCCAAGAACCGTCCGATTATGGCATTGAAGGTTATTTGTATGATGGCAAGCCGGAAATCAATGAGGTCATGAAAAAGATCATAGAGATGTTCGGGGTACCAGAGGAGGAACTTTGAAATGGCCGGTTACATCAAAGACAAAGATGTCTACGCGCTCTTTGATGAGCGCGGGACTGCTCGACTGCACGTTGGGGACATCGACAGGCTGGAAAGAATATACTTCCCCGCAGAATTGCGCGTCGGAGATCGCGCGTGGAAGAAGGCCATGAGCATTCTCGACAAAAAATATGCGGAAGCGAAAAAACTGCCGTTCGTCCGTGACCAGATGGCATGGGCACTGTATCACACATGGAAGGAGTTTGACGATGGAAAACGTTGCGACTGAAGAATTTATCAGCAGAACCGAGGCGCTGAAAGACTTTGAATTCTGCAACGCGGGAAATCCGAGCTGGACACCGCAGCGAGTGAAAACGCTTCTGCTGCGCCAGCCCGCCGCCGACGTTGCGGAGGTGGTGCGGTAATGGGTGATATTACATTCATGGATTGCTGGCACTTCATCGCGCCGCTGATTCCGACAAATACAGACTTCGCGCGAGAGGTATATGTGATGACATTTAAGGCGCTGAAAGACGCCGAGAAGCACAGAAAAAAACCTACGGGGGATAAAAAATGAGCCTTGAGAAAATAACGAACAAGCAAGAGTTGAAGCAGAACGGCGGAAGACAATCCTTCCGCCCATTCAAGAGTGAGTGGCTTCCACCGAGGGCTATGTTGCAGCTCTCCAAAGTCCGGTACGAATCAGCGGTATTACATCACTACACCGAGGATAATTACAAACTGATTCCGGTAAAGGAGCACGTAGGGCGTGCGCTTACGCATCTTTTTGCGTGGCTCGCTGGTGACGAATCAAACGACCATCTTGCGCACGCACTTTGTCGGATTGCATTTGCCGTGGAAATGGAACAGGAGGCGTCGGAGAATGGGCAGAAAGACCGAAATCCTGAAAATAAAGGGTGACTGGGTAGAAGTCGCTTCCGACTGCCGGTCAACGGTCGGCAAGCCGCCGCTTGACCATGAGCCAAGCGTGGATTTCAAAAGAAAAATTCTCATTGCGGAGCACAGCCCGATCCGGGATATCTCCGTAAAATGGACATGGCACGGCATCAAGAGTTGGGTGGCGACGCATTGGAGCCGTCACAAATTTGAGAAGTACATCAAAAGCCAGCGTTCAGACCGGACGGGGATACCGAGAGACAAACTACCACAGGACGCGCCTGTTGACTTCACAGGAGAAGCAAATGTGCAGTCGCTCATTGACACCATGCGCAAGCGCTTGTGCCGCCAGTCCTCGCCGGAGACGCGGCAGTATGCCGAGGACTTCAAGGCGGCGCTGCATGAGATCGAGCCGGAAATTGCGGATGTGCTTTGCCCGAGCTGCATATATCGCGGGGGGTGTCCGGAAATGCATCCGTGCGGAAAGGACAAGAATTACTTTGATGTGCTGATGGAGAAAACCGGCGGGATCGTCAGCTCGACGCACATCGACGAACGCTATGAGGCGTACAATAAACTCTTTTACAGGCAAAGGAGACGGGAAAATGATTGAAATTACAATGCATTGCCCGACTTGTGGGAAGTTGATAACGAGAAAGGCAAAAAACACAAGCAAACGTGTATTTTGTACGCCGGAATGTTATCACGCATACAGAGACCCGCAGAAGAAAAAGCACGTAAAACTCGGTGCGGCTGCTAAACCAAAAAGGACGGACGGCGTTAAGGTAATTATAACCAAAGTTCTTCCGATTTACGCTGATTTCAGGCCAATTCCCGGCAAAACCTATATTGCGGAGAAATACGAATGTCACAGAGCGCCGACCGGATACGTTGTCTCCGTAAACGGGCATAGGGTAAACGTGCGAAAGGACGAATGCAAGGAGGTTTGACGGTGCAGAAAGGAATGGAAGCCATTACATGGACGCAGAAGAAGATACTGCCGGTATTTGCGAAGTGCAATATGAGCAGCAGAAAGACCGCAGAAGAGATTTTTTTGAGTCCGGGCGACGTTGATTACCATTTGCGCATGATCGAGATAAAAACCGGACTGAATCCGCGCGTTTTCGTTGACCTTGTAAAGCTACTGTTCCTCTGCGGCGAAGGAAATATGTTCGGGCTGGGGGGAATTGCTATGACGGACAGGCAGGAAGAATTCTATCTGCTCTACATGAGCGGCGTCAGAACCGGCGAAATAGCCCGCAGATACGGCGTAAACAGGTCTACAGTCACGCGGATAATATCACGGGCAGAAAACCATCTGCGACGCGCAGAAAGGCTTAAGCGGCGCGTTGACGCGATGCAGAAAGAGGCTGAAAATGAAAATATTAGCCATTGACCCCGGCAACGTCAGAAGCGGCTATGTCTTGGCCGAATACGACGAGGCAGAAATCAGGCGTGTGCTTCGTGTCGGGAAGGTAGAGAATGCAGAAATGATGCAGATCATTTCCGAGATCGCAGAAAGCGCAGAAACAGATTTTGCGATTGAGATGATCGCCGGAATGGGCATGACGGTCGGTGCAGAAGTCTTCGATACATGCGTATGGATAGGCCGATTTTGGGAGCGTGCGCTAACGCGGGGCGTCCGCCGGATGGGGTATATCTATCGGCGGGAAGAAAAGCTTTGTCTGTGCGGCTCGCCGAGAGCGAAGGATGGCAACATCCGGCAGGCGCTGGCTGACCGCTACGCGCCCGGACAGCCGAACTTCGGGAAAGGCACAAAGAAACAACCGGGTTTTTTCTTCGGCTTTTCCGCTGACATGTGGGCGGCTATGGCGGTAGCTACCACATACTACGACAAATTTATAAAGGGGATTCGGATATGATGGGCGAACTCATGGACGCCGTTGGAGCGCTTGCAGAAATGGCGCTGCTGTTTTACAAAGCTACGATAAACGCGGGCGCAACAGAAGAACAGGCGAACATCCTGATAACTGCGTTCCTGCGGGCGTCATTGCAGAAAAACGGGAAGAACAAAGAAGAAAGAGAAGATAGCGGAGACACGGAATAAACTTTTGCGATACCGCAGAAAAAGAACCCCGCCCACATCGGGCGGGGTTATCTTATCTCGCAAAGACTCTTTGCAGAAATGAGCGTTGCTTCCGGTAAAACGTCGTAACCGCTTCGATCTCGTCGCATCCGGTATAAGGGACGTCATACCGCCAAACTCCGGCGGGCGTTTGATAGATACACTGGCCGTATCTCGGGAGCTGTTCCAAGCCGGGCATATCTAAGATATTCCGGCTTTGCTGCCGGGTAGCGGTGTGCAGGCCGCAAATGGCCGTAAAATTGACTTTAACCGCCGTCGGGATGATCGTTGCAAGCGGGCATTGCGTAACAAGAATAACATGCACTTTTGCGGCGCGCCCGATCTGGCAAAGGCGCTGGACGGTCGGCAATGTCTCTTTCTTTGCCGTGGTCATGAGGTCGGCAAACTCTTCGATGATGACATACACGTTCGCGCCGTCGTATGTGCGCATCCTGCGCCGCTGCATGTCCTTGTAGCGGGCGTTTACAATGCCCATCGCATAATCAAGCGCCGCTATGATGTCGCCGTGTTCCGTGGCGTGACGCAGTGTGTGCGGCATCGCGGCATATTCGTTAAGCTCTGTCCGCTTCGGATCGATAAGAATCATTTGTATCTGGTTTGGATGGTGGCGCAGGATAGCGCACACCAGCCCATTAAGCAAAACGGATTTACCGGAGCCGGACGCGCCAGCAATTAGCAAATGCGGCTGCGAAAGCATATCAGCAAACAGGCCCGGAACCTGTCCGCCGATGTTGGTAATCTTTTTCATGCTATTTCCTCTTTCGGTTTGGCAAAGAAATATGTTCCGTTCGCTTTATAGCAGTCATTCCAATACTGCGCGACTTCTTCGGCGCGTTTCTTTGTCGGAAGAATGTTCGCATGGATAATGCCGCCGATGCAGCCCAGACTGTGCAGAAGGTTGTCATTTTCGGAGCAGCGGACAACGAACGCATAATAACCGGGGCTATATTCCGAGTTTGTGCGCTCTGTGAAAGTCGTTTCGTTTCGGTCCTGTTTTACAGAAACTGCGATATAGAAGTTAGCCATTGTTAAAACCTCCAATTTGTGCGGGGCGGTCAAACCGCCACCGCGAGTGTTTTATAGTCGAACGTGTGGCAAGCTGCGACGATCTCGCGCCGGGTGTCGTCGTGCCACCAGAAGCGCCAGCCGCGCGGGTTCTCGTAGATGTCCTGCGCGAATGCCTCCACGTCGATCTCTCCACGTCCGAAGTCTGTAGCCGCGTCGAATGCGTAGTCATCCGTGTATCTGCCCTCGGTGCGGCCTGCGACGATCTGCCCGGCGCGAATGGCTTTTGCAATCGTCCCGGCGTTCAGTCGGTCTCCCAGCTTCACGGGCTTCACAGGGGCGAATGGCGAAAACGTCCGGTTTCCCGGCTGTGTCCCTGCCGAGACCGTCAGGCCGTCCACCTCGCGCATAGGCTTCCCGGCGCGAAGCCATGCGACAAGCTCAGAGAGGGTGTCACACTCCGGCGCGGCCATCTCTACATATTCAGTCATGCAGAGGCGGTCAGCGTCCATCTTCCACGAGCTGACCGAGAAAAGCCAGCGCGTGCAGGTCTCGCAGTTCTGCATCGCGTTCGCCAAGTCGATAATAACAAGGCTGTTGCGGTACGGATGGGCCGATACGTTCAGGCCCTCAAAGTAGAGATCGTCATACTGGTTCAAAAGGTCGATCACGCGGAATGCTTCACAGTTTTTAATGATTTTCATTGTTTGCTCCTCCCTGTTTTCTGCCGCTTGGCGGCTCCGTATCTCTTGTTTACATGCCTATTATACACGGTACGAAGTACAAATGCAACCGGCAAACAGTACAAAGATACAACGTACATTTTGTGCATATTTGTACTTTACAACGCTACCCGCGCATGATAATATATCATAGAGGTGATACGATGCCAATTACAGACGCGCGCCGCAGAGCAAATCAAAAGTGGGATGCGGAAAACATGGCTTATCAAACGATCAAGGTTAAAAAAACGCTGCTTGAGGATTTCAAAGCGGCATGTGCAGTTAGGGGCGACAAGGTGAATACAGTTCTCAGGCAGGCCATGGAGGAATACACATACAAGGAGGAAAACGAAGATGCTTAACGAGCTTGAACTACAGCAGGCGCTGGAAATCGCGGGCGAGGCCAGACGCGGAGCGGTACACGATATTCAAGTAATCATCGAAAACACGATTTCAAAGCAGCTTGAACTGCTGGCAGAGGGGCAACGGACGATCATTGAAACACTCACGCCGAGGAGCGAAACCGAGGAGCTGAAAGAGGAAATCGACTTTCTGAAATCTGTTATCCGGATGCACGCGAAGCAACTCGCCGAGCAGCAAAAGGAAATCGAGCAACTGAAAAAAGCACAATAAGCAAAGCACCGGCTACCGATTAACGGCGGTCGGTGCTCTTGCTATCCTGTGCAGTATCTATTTTTGCAATGCGGGAGCGTCAGCGGCTCGCATGTCTGAGGCCCCCCGCGCACCGGATGCACCACAGCGGCGCACAATGTACGCGCGTTGCTTACTCCTTTCAATCCGAGCATGCACCACTCTTGTAATATACGCGCCCCCGCGCAAAACTCCCATATCTGCCACGATTCCGCCGACGATCACGCAACGGAGCAGCGCACGGCGCAAAGTGATGCACGCGAACGGGCACCAATTCCCCGCAGCACGCCCCAAAGCCTTGATTTTCCCGTGCAAAAAATGTTATGCTTTTGCTAGCAGCGCAGCCGCAAGCTAGCTTGCGCACGCGCAGCCGACGCAAAAGCGCAATTTTGATTTTTACGGGGTGAGTTCATGCCAAAGGCAACCGCAGCCAAGGAGCAATCAACAGAGATCGCAAAGCCCAAGCGCAAGCGCAACAGGCCCGATCTTGCCAACTTCGGCCAAGAGTACATAGAGCCGGGAGACAATGCCCGATACCTTCGGAATGCTATGGTTGCGTGGGACTTGCCCCCGATCGACATCAGCGATCCCAAGCAGGTTGAACACCGCATTCAAGAATATTTTGAATTCTGCATCAATCAGGATGCGAAGCCAAGCGTTCCCGGAATGGGGCTATGGCTAGGCGTGGACGCCACTACTATTCGCAAATGGAGAGCAGGCGACTACAGGAGCACAACGCACCTACCGGTGATAAAAAAAGCGATGTTTGTGCTTGAATCCCTCTGGAATGATTGGATGCAATCCGGCAAGATCAACCCGGCGTCCGGCATTTTCATTGGTAAGAATATGTTCGGGTACAAAGATACACAAGATGTTGTGGTAACTCCGAATAATCCGCTAGATAACGGGACTTCCCCTGCTGAGATTGCGGACAAGTATAGGGATGCACTGCCGGAAGCGGCCCCTGTGCCGGATATGTCGGATAAGTAACGCCACCAAATATCTATTTTGTTGCGTTGAATATCTGCGGAAAGTTGCGAAAACATGTTGAAAACCATTGAAACGTGAACGTTATGCACGTATGCAATGCATGAAGCGCATATTATACAGGCCGTGAAGGTGCATACCGGAGGGGGAAACGGAGCCCCAGGCCTCGGCCCGGTGAACGCTTTTACCACGGAAAATGTAAAAAGGCATTTACTTTCGACCGAATTGAATACACGCCGCACCGATAAGGGGTTCGGTGTAAGCAGCAAAGAAGGGCTGACGTTGTAAGCGTCGGCCCTTTTGTTTGGAGGAGAAGGATGTACGAAGAGACGTTAAGCAGGATCAGACGATTCATCGAGTCGAGACCGGAGGATAGCGCGGCGTATGGGGACTACTTCGACATTGTCAGGGCAATGTGGGAAACGGATAGATGGAATGCGTTCAGGCACAATCTGTGGCTGAGAAATGCGACGGCCTTGAAGGTAAAAGAAGTGGAAGATGCGAAGGCAGTTCTCAAATTTTTCGAAATAAACAAAAAGACGTATCTCTTGGCTGCGAAAGATGACTTCGATTCTTACTGCGTATATCTGGAATGGAACAGGGACAAGACGAAACGGTTTTATGTTCCGAGAAGGGCGACTCTCCGGCCACTTGTACAGGACTTGCAGGAACTGAACGATGGGAAGTTGGATTTCCTCGGGGTGTCTTTGCCTCCGCGAGTTGGGAAGTCTACGCTCTGCATTTTTTTCATGACGTGGATCATGGGGAAGAGACCGGAAGTTGCAAATGTCATGTCAGGACACTCGGATAAGCTGACGGACGGGTTCTACAGAGAGACAATGAACATCCTGACGGACGCGGAAACGTACTCTTGGGCTGACGTGTTCCCGGATGTTAAGGTCGTGGATAATTCCGCAAAGAACGAGACGATTGATCTGGAGCGGAAGAAGCGCTTCCCAACGTTCACGGCGCGGTCTGTCGGCGGAACACTGACCGGCGCAGTCGAAGTCGGAACGGGCGGATGCTTGTATGTGGACGATCTGATAGAGGATCTGGAAGAGTCCTTGAATCCTGTACGGCTGCAAGCAAAATACGATGCGTATTTGAATCAGCTCAAAGACAGAAAAAAAGACGGGGCTTTCGAGCTGATGGTCGGTACACGGTGGAACGTTGCCGATCCGCTGGGAAGGATTCAGGAGCAGTACGAAGGAAACCCGCGATATCGATTCCGCGTGATTCCGGCCCTGAACGAAAAGGGAGAATCGAATTTCAACTACCAATACGGGCTTGGCTTCTCTACGGAGTACTACAAGGACATGAAGGCCAGCATCGACGATGCGACGTGGTGTGCGAAGTATCAGGGTAAACCTTATGTTCGTGAGGGACTTTTGTTCCCTGCGGAGTCTCTTCGGTATTACAACGGCGTTTTGCCGGAAGACGATTTCTATAAAGTCGCTGTGTGCGACGTGGCGTGGGGCGGCGGTGACAGCCTTGCAATGCCCTTTGCGTATGTAGCGACGGACGGCAGCGTTTATATTCACGACGTTATTTTCAGCAAGGGCGCGAAGGACGTTACGCAGCCTCTTGTAGTTAACCGGACGAAGGAGCACAAGCCGCACAAGGAGCGCTTCGAGGCGAACAACGGCGGCGGAGAATATGCTTCGACTGTTGATAGACTGCTCCGAGGAATTGGGGTGACAACGAATATCACTTCTCAGAGAGCGCCGAACAATCAAAGCAAGCTCGGGCGGATTATTCAGTACTCCCCGGAAATCAAGAAGTTCTATTTCATCGACAAAGAACACAGAACACCGGAATACGACGAGTTTATGCGCGAAGTGTGTACCTTCTCACAGACAGGTAAGAACGTGCACGACGACGCGCCGGATAGTTTGGCAATGTTAGCCGACGAATTGTATCATGGCTCTGCGCAAATCGAGATCAAACGCCGAACGTTCTAAATTGATGCACGTTTGCGTGCGCTATTTTCGTTGAAAGTGTACGAAAACAGACGTTTTCACGTGATTCTGTGCTATTATCTATGTAAAGAGTTCTGCTCCGGCCTTGGCACGGCCATGTTTCATTACTTTCCTCCTTGGCATCCGGCTCGTCCGGGTGTCAAGGCGAGAGCAGAACATACGGGACATTAGCTCAGTTGGTAGAGCAGCGGACTGTTAATCCGCCTGTCGGAGGTTCAAACCCTTCATGCCCCGCCATACGGTGGATGAATCCGGGCGGCCCGGAGCCTGCTTTGAACACAGTGCGCGGAGAGATCCGTTGAGTTCGACACTTACATCCACCGCCAGCGGCCGGGTCGCGCCCGGAGAATGTGTGCGCGACTGTCTAGCCATACAGAGAATACCAACGCTTGCTGAAAACTACGCAGATAGCGGCAAACCTAGGATGCGCCGCAAAAATTCTGTGCGTGATAATCTAAGCAGGAAGGCAGTCACGGGCCGTTATCTCAAATGGCTAGAGCGACCGGCTCATAACCGGTAACATCTCGGTTCGACTCCGAGACGGCCCACCAACGAAAAGGGGTATCCTATGCAGTTTGGACGCACGAAAATCAAAACCGCCGTTGAATATGTAGACGAAAGCAATGTTTTGACAGTGCTGGAATCTGCAATGAACGACCATATCTCCAATTGCGGGGATATCGAGTACCTCTACAACTACTTCAAGGGGCAGCAGCCCGTTTTACAGAGGAAAAAGGAAATTCGTCCTGAAATCTGCAATAAAATCGTTGAGAACATCGCGAATGAGATCGTTTCATTCAAGACGGGCTATCTGCTCGGCGAGCCGATCCAGTATGTAAGCCGCTCCGACACAGATACAAGCAAAGAAGTTGGCGAGCTGAACGACATTATGGAGCTTTGCAGCAAGGCTTGCGTGGACAACGACATTGCGGAATGGCTCTACATTTGTGGTGTAGGCTACAGGCTTGTGCTTCCGAACGACGCTGCGATTCTCGGGAAAGCGGTTCCGGCCCTCTCTGTCGGCGAGAAGCCAGACCTCGGAGACGATACGCCATTCACTGTCTACTGCCTAGACCCGCGCGGCGCATTTGTCGTGCATTACTCCGGGGTCGGGGAAAAGCCTGTCATGGGCGTCAAGTACGTCAAGAAGGACGATTTGACGGTCGTTTTCAGCGTTTGGACAGGTTCGGAGTATTTTGAGATCGAGAGCGCCGGCGTAAACGGTACAGGACGGATCGTGAAGCATGAGAAAAACACAGTCGGGTACATCCCGGTCGTGGAATATGTCCTGAATAACGCCAGACAGGGTGCGTTTGAGATCGTACTTCCACTTCTGGACGCGATCAACGACACGCAGAGCGATAGGCTTGACGGCGTAGACCAGTTCATTCAGTCGCTTATGGTGCTTTATAATGCCGAGATCGACGAGGACAAGGCGAAAAACCTCCGGGATGCTGGGCTTATCATCCTGAAATCCTTCGGAGAGAACAAGGCCGACATCAAAGTCCTTAACGAGCAGCTAAACCAGACGCAGACGCAGACGCTCATTGATGATCTGTACCAGAAGGTGCTTGAAATCGTCGGTATGCCGAACAGGAACGGCGGAACAAGCACAAGCGATACCGGAGCAGCGGTCATTGTCCGCGACGGATGGTCTACGGCAGAGGCAAGAGCGAAATCCGACGAGGCGAACTTCAAGCGTTCTGAAAGAGAGTTCCTGAAAATCGCGCTTTCCATTATCAAGCGTTCCGGCGGGCTTTCGCTCATGCTGAAAGACGTCGATATCAAGTTCACGCGGCACAATTACGATAACATTCAGAGCAAGTCTCAGGTGCTCGTTTCGATGCTCAATAATTCGCACATCCATCCTGCTCTTGCATTTGAGCATTGCGGCCTGTTCTCAGACCCGCAGTCGGCGTTCAATATGTCGGAAGCGTACCATCAGGAGCAGATGAAGAAGTGGGAGCCGGTAGAGGTGGACAGCGATGAAAACGACGATCTACAGCAAACTGGACAAGGAGATTCCGACAGTCAAGAACAATCTCAGGAGGGAGTTTAATCGGCTCTCTCTTATGGGATTCGACGAGCTGAACGTTTTGAACACGCGCAAGACCACGGCTCAGATGTACAAGCGGCTTTCACAGCGGAACGAGCGGCTATATTTAGACGGAGGCTATTTTGCTTACCTGTTCGCTTTCGGTCAGGCGTCGCAGCTCGGGTTCGCCGGGAAACGGCGAAAAATAGATGCGAAGTGGGTCGAAAGCTACTTGCAGGAATACAATCCGGTGACCCGCTACATCTACGAAAAAGAAGTTGAGCGGCGCAGGATGCGGCTCAACGAGTGTATTCTTACGGATAGGGAGTTCGACAGCCGCGAGAACTTTCAGACCGACATCCGTCGCTCCGCGAACTATTGGTGGACGCAGACGCTTCAATACGGTATCGGCGCGTGTGACGCTGCAATGCTGGCTGCGTTCCGCGACTGCGGCGTAAAACGTGTGCGCTGGGAGACGATGGAGGATGATCGTGTTTGCGACGATTGCGGCAAACGGGACGGCGTTGTTTACGACATAGACAAGGTTCCGCCAAAAGAACACTACGGATGCAGATGCATTCTTGTACCTGTCATGGGGTGATCCTATGCTGGACGAAAAAGTCATAGCAGCCGTAGAGGCGATTTTGAAAAACGGCGGGATTGCCGAGATCAAGAACGAAAAGGCCGGGATCGTCGTTGTGGACGTGTCCAGAAAGGTGAAATACCGGCCTGACAGATAATTAAATATCGGCCCATCGGTAAGATGATGTCCGATGGAAGCGGCAAGGCATGGCCGACGAGAGGGTTTTCCTTCTTGTCGGCCATTTTTTGTTTATTCACAGATTTGTTCAGAGAAGAACTGAAAACCCAAACGCTGGGAGATCAGCGCAAAAAGCCCACTTTACACAGGCAGAGAAGCCTTAAATCCCAAAGGAGAATGAATTATGAAAATCGACACCAGCAAAATCCCTAATTTCGACGCACTCCCGCAGGAGGCCAGAGAGGCAATTACCGGCATGGAATTTGCCGACCCGGTTGATATGTCGAAGTACGTCGAAAAGGCCGTGTTCGACCGCAAGGCGTCCGAGGCGGCAGACTTGTCCAAGCAGCTAAAATCGAAAATGACCGAGGACGAGGCGGCGGCAGCGGAGCGGACGGCAAACGAAAAGAAGATCATGGAAGAGCTTGAAAAACTCAGAAAAGAGAAGGTCGTTTCCGAGTACAAGGCGAAGTTCCTAGGACTTGGCTATGCGGAGCAGCTTGCCACAGATACGGCAGCGGCCCTTGCTGACGGCAAGATGGATGTTGTTTTCGCCAACCAGCAGAAGCACAACGAGGCACTGAAAGCCGCAGCGGATGCGGGGAATCTCGCAAAGGGCCAGAAGCCGCCCGCAGGGAAGGATGCCGGTGTCACACTGGAAAGCCTGCGCAAGATGAGCGTGGCTGAACGCTTCGAGTTCTCTCAGAAGAATCCGGAGCAGTACGAAAAATTATACGGAGGTAACTAATTTATGAACAAGCCCTATAGCAATTTCTTCCTCTCAAACGAGATCGAAGATCAGTACAATTCCCACCTTGATCTCCAGCAGTTCTGCACGGTTGACAACAACCTGACCGGAACTGCCGGTATGACCAGAAAGGTCAATCGTTATTCCGCGACCGCCGGTACGGAAAAGCTTGCAAAGGGTGTCGGCAACACTCAGACCATCGAGGTCAGCTATGTGCAGGATGAATACAAGATCCTTCTTGCACAGAATCGCTTCAAGTATCTCGACGAGGACGCAATGGAAGACCCCATGATCGTCCCCGTCGGTATGCGCCGCGCCGGTTCCGATATGTTCAACACTGTAAACAAGGACGTTTACAGCGAGTTCGCAAAGGCAACTATGGTCGTCCTTGCCACCAAACTGAACTTTGATGCGTTTGCAGACGCACAGGCAATGCTCAACCTTGAAAACCTTGAGGGCGCGAGCATTTTTGCATTCGTCAGCCCGTCCGATGTTGCAGAACTCCGGAAGGAACTTAAGGATACGCTCCAGTACGTGGAGTCGTTTGCAAGAAACGGCTATGTCGGTACGGTTGCAGGCGTGAACGTTTACACCAAGAAGGACGCAACGCCCGGCTCTGTCTATGTGGCGACCAAGGAAGCCGTCACTCTCTTCAACAAGAAGGGCGTCGAGGTCGAGCAGAACATCGCGAACAATCGATCCGAGGACGCGGCGAACAAGCGCGAGAACTACATCTTCTCCCGCAAATACTACCTTGCAGCGCTGACGGACGAGACCAAGGACGTCAAGGTGTTCAAGGGCACCGCAACCGCAGCAACGGAGGAAACCGTGAACGCCAGCAAGACTTACTACGCGAAGTCTGGCGTTGGCTATGTAAAGGTCACGCCCGCATCCGGCGACAACCCCAAGACCAAGGGCTGGTTTACCATCGCCTGATAACAGGAGGTACGCATCGTGACATTTGATGAAAAAATCAGGAGAGTGGAGCTTCTTCTCGGAGAGAGCGGGAACGAAGAGCTGATCGGTGCGTACCTTTCCATGGCTGAAAGCGAGATACTGTCATGGTCTGGGGCTGAATCCATTTCTCCCGATTACGATACAGTCGAGATCATGGCGGTCATTGCCGGGTACAACCTGATCGGCACGGAAAACCAGACGTCCCACAGTGAAAACGGCATTTCCAGAGTGTTCAAGTACTCCGATATGGTTTCTTACATACGGAACAACGTATGCGCAAAGGTGGTGGCGTATTGAGATCGCTCCGACGCAATGAAAAACGGTTTTGGTACGCCAACTATACCGGGAACGAGGAAATCCTTTCCGGCGGGAAGCGGACGGGGCAGTACAAGGTAAAGTACGGAGATCCCATCGAGGCCAGAGCGAATGTATCTGCCGCGCGTGGTTCCTTGGACGATGAACACTTCGGGATCAATGCCGACTACGACAGGGCGATAACGACCTGCGACAAGAATTTGGATCTGGACGAGTCTTCGGTTCTCTGGATCGAGAAAGCGCCGGAGATCGCCGCTGACGGCTCCACGGAGACCCCGTGGGACTACGTTATCGTAAAGGTGGCGAAGTCCATCAACAGCACGACGGTTGCGATCAAGAAGGTGTCCGTGTCGTGAAGAAGATCACGATAGAGCTGAATCCCACGTCTATCAATAAGGCCATCAAGGACATCCGGAAACTTAATGCTGAGTGGGACAGAAAAATCGATGAAGTGACACGGCGACTAGCCGAAATTGGAGCCACAAAAGCCTCCCTCGGATTTTCAAGGGCGGTCTACACGGGAGACAATGACGTTTCTATCTCTGTAGAGCCTATAGAGAATGGCTATTCCATCATTGCATCCGGCGAGGCAGTCTTGTTCATCGAATTCGGCTCCGGCGTCACATACGGATACGGGCATCCTGCCCCGATGAACTACGGGCCCGGAACATATCCGGGCAAAGGCCATTGGGACGACCCCAAGGGATGGTGGCTGCCGAAGGACAAGGGCGGCTTGCATACATACGGCAACCCGCCGTCCGCGACGATGTACCAGACGGGGAAAGAACTACAGCAGGAGATTTTGCGGATAGCGCGGGAGGTGTTCACAGGTGGTTCCTGATATTGAGACAGATGTGTTCGATGCGGTTGCGACGACGCTGGAAGCGAAATACGGGGACATTTTTGTGACTGGCGAGTATGTCCACGCTCCTGAGTTTTTCCCGGCTGCCAGCATTATCGAAGAGGACAACGCAGCGTACCTTCCGGCGCTTGATACGGAAGGTTCACACCACTCTCAGCTCATGTATGAGGTCAACGTATACAGCAACCTTAAAAGTGGGCGCAAAGCACAGGCAAAAGAGATCATGCAGACGATTGACGAAAAAATGTCAGCGCTGGGTTTTGCTAGACTGAGCAGGCAGCCCATGACATTGCCGAACGCGGAAACATCCATATACCGGATGAACGCACGGTATCGGACAGTCGTTGACGAAAATAAACGACTTCTAAGGAGGTAGCCAAATGGCAATTGAACTCAGCACGGCAGGCATTCTGCTTGGCTATGCTATCGAAACAGTCGCGGGAACGCAGCCGTCGGCTTTCACGCAGATCAAGGGCGCAAAGAGCCTCCCGGACATGAATCCGGAGCCGTCCACGCTGGAAACGACGCCGCTCGAAGCGACGGAATGGAAAACCTACATCGACGGTCTGAAAGACCCCGGAGGGGCGCTGGCTGTGACCTTCAATATGTCCAACGATCTGCAAACGACTTGGGATGATATTGTTGACAAGTATAAGACCGCAGCGGAAGCCGGAAAGAAAACGTGGTGGGAATTCTACGTTCCCGGCCTGACCAAGGCGTTTTTCTTCACGGGTAACCCGTCTCCGCTTGGCTTTGCTGGCGCGGAGGTGGACAGTGTTCTTGAGAACACGGCATATATCACCCCGAACGGAAACATTGGCTGGAACACGGCAGTAAAACCGACGGCAAGTGCCTAATTTCATGGAGGAATGTGTATGCAGGAGAGAATCGTAATTAACGGGAAGGGGTATCCGACAAAGGAGATCACCTTCAACACGGTCTGTCAGTTCGAGGATATGGGCGTCCCCATGTCCGATATCGAAGCGAAGTCCATCATGTTTATCCGCGCTTACGCTGCTATGTGCATGGGCGTCAAGGCAGATCAGGCAGGAGAAGAGATCGAGAAGCACATTTTGAACGGCGGTACGATGGAGGAGATTGCAGATGTTCTCCGGCAGGCCGTCGAAGAAAGCGGTTTTTTTCAGGCGCTGTCCAAGAGAGCGGAAACGGCGGACAGCAAGGGCCAGACGGAAACTGCGTAAAAAAGCACTACGCATCCTTTCGTGAGGAATGCATTGAGACGTATCTTCCGCAATGTCTCATGATCGGAATCAGCGAGGCGGGATTCTGGAATATGAATCCCGCCAAGATGAAGCCTTATATTGAAGCAGACAGATTACGTCTTGAGAGCAAGAATTATGAATTGTGGCTCCAAGGCGTTTATTTTTTTGATGCTATTTCTATCGCACTGTCCAACGCCTTTGCCGGGAAAGGCAAAAAGCCTATCGAGTATCCGAGCAAACCCCGGAAGATCACACCGGACACGCCGGAAGAACGGGCGGCAAGGGTAAAGCGTGAGAGAGAAAGGGCAATCGCATTCTTCAAGAATATGGAGCGGAATTTCAAAAAGAAAAGTGGTGACATGAGTGGCGACAGTTGAAACACTGGAAATTGAGATTAAAAAAAGCGCTTCGGACGCCTCGAGCGGAATAGAGGGACTTGTTTCGGCGCTGACGCAGTTGAAGCAATCTGTTTCCGGTGGCGCGGGATTAAAGGCTGCTGTCAACCAGATAAAGAGTTTGGGTACGGCGATCAATAATGTCACGGGCGCGAACGACGGCCTTTCAACGACATTACAGACGCTACAGGGCATTGCGGATATTGACTTCTCAAACCTTAGAGAGGCTGCACAGAACGTGAACGCTGTAGCAGGCACGGCGAATGCGCCGAGGAATGCCCGGGCTCCGGCCAACACAACGCCGAGTGCGGCGCAGGCACCGAACGGAGACGCAGAGCCACAAGACATTCCGCAGCAGACGCAGGAACTGCAAGAGCGGACAAACGCCGTGAAGGCATCGGGAAAGGCTGCCAGCAGTGCAGGAGAATCTGCGAAAAAGGCATCCTCGGCTTTCGGCTCCTTGTCCGAGGCAATTTCAAAAACAAAAATAGGACAGCTTGTAAATTCGATAGGGCGCATAGCGATGTATCGCGCGATCCGGGCGGCCATCAAGGGCGTAACGTCTGCGGCAAAGGAGGGCATTCAGAATCTTGCGAAATACAGCGCGGCCATAAACAACACAGACGCATCCTCGGCGAATGCCACCATGTCAGAGTATGCATCAACATTGCTACAGGTGAAAAACTCGGTCGGCGCGGCCATCATGCCCGTACTTACTGCGCTCTTGCCTGTTGTCAACACGATAGCCGATGCGTTCATCAATGCGGCAAACGCGGTCAATCAGTTCCTCCAAGCATTGAACGGGAAGAGCACATTCACCAAAGCGAAGAAAAACACGGTCGACTATGCGAAGAGCCTGAAAGGCGCGTCCGGAGCGGCAAAGGAGCTGCAAAAGACGCTACTCGGTTTTGACGAGATCAACCGCCTGAACGATGAAAATAAGGGTGGAGGCGGCGGAGCCGCTGGCGCGGACTACTCGAATATGTTCGAGGAAGCAGAAGTCGGAGGCAAGATAAAGGAAACGGCGACTTGGATAAAAGACCATTTCGACGAGATCCTGTCAGTTGCAGAGAGCATTGGCGTTGCGATTGCTGCATGGAAGCTTTCAAGTGCGCTGCTAAAAGGAATTTCACTGCTTTCCGGCCTTGAGATCCCTAAAAACATCAGCGTTGGTATTTCACTTATATTTGCCGGTGTTGCAGTGGCGGCAGACAATATTGCAAACATTCTATCAGGCAAATATGGAGCCACAAGCGTTGAATCGCTGATAAAGGAAATGATTTCCGGCGCCCTGATCGGAGCTGGCGCGGTCGCGCTTGGCGCTGGGGCATGGGCGTTCCCGGTGGCTATCGCCCTTGTAATGTCCATAACGGATATCATTACGAACTGGGACGAATTGAGCAGCTCCGTTGAGCATTTCTGGGATGGCGTAGGAGACCTATTCACTGGCAACATGGACGGGTTTTGGGAAAATATCACAAAGTCGATGGAAGACTATCTTAGCGCAGATACCTGGGGGAACAAACTGACGAACGTCATCGTTGATCGCATTTGGGGCAAGGGGACGTTCGAGCAGGCAAAGAAGAATCTTGAAAATGGCCTTTCTCTAAGGGATGTCACAGACCAGATGCTGACAGACATAGAAACAGCGCTCGGGGGAGCCGGCGCATGGTTTGACGAGAATGTTGCGGCACCAATCAAAGTAGCATGGGAAGGAGCGGCGTCTTTGCTCGCGTTGAAAGCAACGACGGCCTATACAAATGTTACGGAGAAGTGGAGAAGCCTGAAAACATGGTTTGAGAACAATGTGTCTACGCCCATTAAAACAACATGGAATACGGCCTGCACGACGATCACAACCAAAGTTCAGACCGCGAAGGACAAGATCACAGGGATGTTCGGGAACGTTGGAAAGTGGTTTGAGGACAACATCACGTCTCCAATCTCCACGAAGATCACCGGTGCGTGGGACAAGGTCAAAAACTTTTGGAGCAACACTATAACGCCCAGCATCCAGAACGCAGCGGCGACCGTAAGCAACTTATTCAGCGGAGGCGTCAGCGGGAATCTTTTTTCAAACATTTTCAAGAAGAATGGGAACAAGGTCAGGGCTTACGCTTCCGGCGGCTTTGTTAGCTCCGGCGATCTCTTCATGGCGAGAGAGGCAGGGCCTGAATTCGTCGGCTCTATCGGCGGACGGACGGCTGTAGCGAATAATGACCAGATCGTTGAGGCAGTGTCCGACGGCGTATACCGCGCGATTGCTCCGCTGGTATCCGGCATGGGCAAGGGCGATACGCGGGTTTATCTCGACGGCAGAGAGATCACGGCGGGACAGAATCGGAGAAACCGTATGTACGGCGCGGCGCTGTCCGGCGTGTAAGGAGGCGCTATGACAGTAAAGATAAACGGAGTAGACATTACGGATTACATTGCGTTCCGTGGCTTCAAGTGGACGAGGAACGACGTAGATTCCCCAGACACTGGGCGTATGCTGGACGGCAATATGGAGCGAACGCGCGTCGCTACGAAAGTCAGGCTGGACGTTACGTGCCGCCCTCTGCTCCTTTCGGAGGCTTCCGACCTTCTGTCTGCGATCATGCCTGTTTTTGTCGAGGTACAGTACACAGATCCGCAGGAGGGCGGCACAGTTACAAAAACGATGTATTCCAACAACAACCCTGCGTCCTTCTGCATCAAGAAGCCGGACGGGCGCGAGTATTGGGACGGAATCACGTTCCCTCTCATTGAAAAGTAGGTGATACCATGCAGTCGGTTCCGAGCAACTGGAACAGCGTTTTTGAAATCGACCACAAAACTGAATTCAAGGCCGTCATAAACGGGGTCACATACACCTACGGGTCTATCAAGTCCGCGCAGATCACGAAATCCATGATGGACAAGCTGACCATTGGTCAGGCTACGTCCGCAATGCTGGACATGGTATTCAGGCCGGAAGGAACAATTCCCACGGCAGCAAAAATTGAATGCTATGTCCGGCTCACGAACTACGAGCCTACCACGTTGGTCACGGACGAGGCTGGGAACATCATCAAAACGGACGATGGGTACATTCTGGCCGGTGCATATTCGGTCGTGACCGACTGGATTCCATTTGGAACGTTCTACATCGACACGAGAGAACTTGCCGCAAACGGTCTTATGACCATCACGGCATATGACCGGATGCTTGCGGCAGAGCAGGAATTCCCGAACTCGGCAGGCTCCATGACGATGAATGCCGCTGTGGCGTACATCGCGGCGGCTCTCGGCGTGGAAACGGACAACCGCAACCAGATTGCACCTTACAGCATTGACAGCCCTGTAGGGCTTTATACGATGCGAGAGGTGCTTTCTGGAATCGCGGCTGCGTCCGGCGGCAACTTCATCATTACCGAAGAAAACAAGCTTCGGCTCGTTCGGTTGGCCTCCCCAGCTACGGTTGATGCGACGCGCGTTGCCTCCTATGATGCGCTTTCCGACATGGTTACAATTGGAAGAATCACGCTTTGTCCAGATGGAGATACGCAGTATTCTTCCGGCACGTCAGGCTATGAGATTCAAGCGGACTGTATCTATGCGACGCAGACAATTTGTGATTATGTGAATAGCCTGCTTGGTGGCGTGGCGTATCTTCCATATTCTGCTGGTACGGCGAGGCTGAATCCGGCTATCGAGCTTGGAGACAGCGTAAGCCCGAATGGAAAGAATTCCATTGTTGCATCTGCGGTGTTCACAATTGGCGTCTCCATGAGCGCCAGCATTGAAGCGCCGATAGATACAGAGGTCAACCACGAATACCCGTATCAGGGGAGGACGAAGGAAGAACGCAAGACGGCTGTTTCCATTTCTGAGATACGCAAGACTACAGAGGAGATTTCCCTTACTGTTCGCGGGAAAGTCGGCGCGGCAGAAGTTCAGAGCGCGATAGACCTGAATCTGAACAGTTTGACGTTATCCTATTCTGCGGCTGAAAACGGCGCGTCCATCACGCTTTCCAAGGATGGCGTGAACATTCAGGGAAACGTGAAGATCGGCTCCATCGACGCAAGCAAGATCGATGTGAAGAATCTGAACGCTGACGAGATCACGGCGGGCACACTCAGTGCCATTGATATTGTCGGCTGCACGATCTACGCGCAGGAGAGCAAACAGGATTATGCGAAGATGCTTTCCAACGGCATGGAGATCTACACGGACGGGACGTACAAAATGGGCCTTTATGTTGAAGGAAGCAACCCTACTTTGGAACTTGGAAACACGACGCCCGCATTCATACAGAAGATCTTTGAAGATTCCGCGCACAAGCTGTGGCTTGGAAACCGTACCGGAAGCGACGGAATCATGATCGATTTTACAAATCACACGGTCAAAAAGTACATAAACGGTACGGCAACAGCATTGTGAGGTGGAGATATGAACGAACGGCTTGAATCACTAAAGGCTATAAAAGAAACACTGAATCAGATCCGTGTCACTGGTCGCTCAGACTGCTTCGCAGTCGTGGCGATCAATAACGAGCTGGACAAGCTTATCAAACAGGAGGCTGAAGATGGCTGAAACATACAAAAAGATATCTGATTTTAATGTCGCGGCCAGTTTTGGAGACAATGATCTTCTGCTCGTTTCACAATCTGGGACGACCAAGGTCATTAAAGGCTCGATGCTGAAAGCCCTTGCAAAGGCGGCTGGTGTTGAGGCGGCGAAGATAAACAATGCGACTGTCAACGCGCTCGGACACCTTGTGATTACAACGACCGACGGAACGGTTATCGACACGGGCAAGGTCACAGGCGCGGATGGCGTATCCGTCACGGGCGCTTCCATTGATGCGCAGTATCACTTGATCCTGACGTTTTCGGACGGAAGCACGAAAGACGCGGGCTATTGCCGGGGCGCTTCCGGGGCCGGAACTGGCGATATGCTTGAGTCGGATTACGACTCCGACAATGCCGTAAAGGCCGCAGGAGGCATCGCGGAATATGTCAAAAACAACATCCCAATCGCTTCTAAAAGCATTCGCGGCGGTGTGAAAATTAAGACTGTAACAAAGACAATCACGCCTTCTGAGTGGGTAGCTGCCGGCAACGGCGCGTATTATAGCGCGAGCGTACCGCTTGGTTCTTCACTTATGGCATCAGCCTATGCTTCTGCTTATGGCGGAAGCTTGAGAGCCGATCAATTTTCGTTTGCGACATACAACAATACGACGGTTGTTAGGTATACAGGTGAAAAACCAACTGGCAACGTAACCGTAACCGTTGATGTGCTTTATTAGGGGGATGTTATGAACGAATTTAAAGCAACACATCTTGCACCTATTAAGTTAGGACACACCGGAGAAAATGAGGCCGCAAGGATCGCGTTTACGCTGGCTCCTTTCGAGGAAGCATTCCCCGGCGGCACTCCGGCGCTTCTGGTAAAGCGCAAGGGTGATTCTGCGGCGTATCCGGTGACTCTTACGGTCGAGGGCCTTACGGCCTATTGGACAGTAACGAGCGCGGATACGGACAAGGCCGGATTTGGACAGTGTGAATTGCAGTGGCACCTTGGCGATACTCTGGCAAAATCAAACAAATTTGATTTTATCGTTGTTCCGGCGCTCGAAGCAGGCGCAGAGCCGCCGGACGAGCCGTCCAAGCGCTGGTTCGATGCGATTCAGGCGCAGATCGGAGACATTTCCAAGCTGACGACAAAGGCAAAGGATAACCTTGTTGCGGCCATCAACGAGGCGGCACGCACGGGCGGCGGCTCCGGCGGCGGCACGATTGATATGCGCGTGTCCGGCGGATATATCCAGTATTCCAACGACGGTGTGACATGGGAAAACCTGATTGCGGTTTCCGAACTCAAGGGCGAGGCTGGCCCGCAGGGTGTTCCGGGCGAAAAGGGTGCTGACGGAGCGAAAGGCGACACTGGCCCGCAGGGCGAGAGAGGCCCACAGGGCATTCAGGGGGCACAGGGTATTCCGGGTGAAACCGGCCCGCAGGGCGAACGCGGCCCGCAAGGCCCCAAGGGTGACAAAGGCGACCCCGGACAGAAGGGTGAAACCGGCTCCGGCTTTGTTGTAAAGGGCTATTATGGCACGGTCTCTGCACTCCAGACCTCTGTGAAGAATCCCGCCGTTGGCGATGCCTACGGCGTCGGCGCGTCCGAGCCGTATGACATTTACATCTACGACGGCGTGACGCGCACTTGGATAAACAACGGCCCGTTGCAGGGCGCGAAGGGTGACCACGGCCCCAAGGGTGACAAGGGCGAACCCGGCGAACAGGGGCCGAAGGGCGATACCGGCCCCATCGGCAAGACCGGCCCGCAGGGTGAGCAGGGCATCCAAGGCCAGAAGGGCGACCCCGGAAAGGATGGAGCGACCGGCCCTGCCGGAAAGGACGGACTCACGCCGACGATCGGAGAAAACGGGAACTGGTATCTCGGCACCGAGGACACCGGGAAGCCGTCGAGGGGTGCGACCGGCCCACAGGGCGCAGACGGTAAAGACGGCACAAACGGAACGGATGGTGCTCCTGGCAAGGATGGTGCAGATGGCGCACCCGGCAAGGATGGAGTACCCGGCAAGGATGGAGCACCCGGTAAGGACGGCGTGACGCCGGATATCAAGATCGGGACGGTGACGACGCTGCCCGCAGGAAGCGAGGCTACGGCCAGCATGGGCGGAACTGCCGCACAGCCTACGCTTAATCTCGGAATTCCGAAGGGCGCAAACGGGGCCAATGCGAATGTCACGAAGGATGCGGTTGTCGGCGCACTCGGGTTTACGCCCATCGGCGCGGATGGTGTGCCGGTTAAAAGCGTGAATGGCGCGACAGGCGAGGTCAAAAGCGCGTTTTATGTGACGGTGACACCTACAGGCAGCGGACACGCCGCAACTGCTGACAAAACGGCTGCGGAAGTGTATGCGGCTTATGCGGCTGGTTATGCCGTGTATGCGGTAGTGAAATTTGCGAGTTTCGCCGCACCATTTGAATTGCCCCTTGTAGCAGCAGCGTCTGTCTCGGGGACATTCATGCTCGGCTTTGGCGCACTAGGTTCGTTAGACCCAACAGCAAAGCCTCAGTATCCAACCGTCGCATATACCGGCACGGAATGGATGGCATGGCTTGGAACGCTGGCGAGAGAGTCCGATATCCCAACGGAACTCCCAAATCCTCATTCGCTCAACATCAAGATCGGCGACACGACGACGACCTACGACGGAAGCGCGGCGAAAACCGTGGAAATTCCGGAAGGCGGAGGTACGGATGCATCGCTCGGTATATCAGGTGCATCTGTAGGTCAAGCCGCTTTGGTGAAGTCGGTTGACGAGACTGGAAAGCCCACAGAATGGGAACCTGCCGCGCTGGCGAAAGCAGACGGGAGCAATATCCCTAGTAGTGCCGATATTAAGGCAAAATGGAGAAGTACGTTACAAACGCTCCCTGGCATTATCCTGTACGGAAAGGATTCCGACGGGAAAATCCTGGTGTATACGGATGCAGCATGCACGCAAGCCGCAACCTATCTTGTTGGGATGGATATTGCTGACTTAAAAAACGCCTTGTTTGTATACAACCACAATACGTATCAGTGTGTCGGTTTGCAGGAGGTAGCAGGAATGCCCGGGACGTATGCTATACCTGTGTTTGCTCGCACGGAAGTATTAAAGACGGAAGTTATTGTCGAGAGCATTGTGTGTGATGTCTTGGGCTTCCTGGGTGGTTCGGTGTCCGCTCCTGCAATACTGAGCAAGCAGATATATACAAGGCAAACTTTGCCGAATGTCACCACTGCTGATAACGGGAAAATCCTTCGTGTCGTAAATGGGGCATGGGCGGCTACCGAATTGCTCAGCGCGGGAGGTGTATCATTTTGAGTGAATATTTGACAAACGGTGCGGCGCTGACCCACACGGCAGACCGGATTCGCGCGAAAACGGGAGAGACAGCCCAAATCGTATGGGACGCGGAAAAGGGATTCGGAAACGCAGTAGACGCGATCTCCGGAAGCGAAAAAATTCAGCACGCAGATATTCCGGATTACGTCAAGGCCGAGGCATTGGCCGTGGCGGAGAAAGTCAAGGCTGTGTTGAAGTCGGACAGCATTGTTTTTCTGGCGGTATCGGACTTCCATCATGCGGGAGAACAGGTCGATGGATGGCAGACGAACATCAATGCCGGAAATCTGCACGCCTGCATGGCACTCAAGGCACTGGCATATGTCCTGCCTGAGATTGATTTTGCCTGTATGCTGGGCGATATCACTTTTGGCAGTCAAGCTACGACAGAGGCGCTTCTGAAATCTCAAATTGCAGAGATTAACAGTTGGCTTGACGAGGCGTACAAGGGCATTCCTCAGTTCCGGACGGTAGGCAACCACGATACCGGAGAATACAGTACGCTGGTCGGCGCAGAATATCTCTTCTCAGCCATTGGTAAATACTGCGAGGGCGCAACTTATGGCAGCACAGAATACGGCTACTGTTACCGGGATTTTGCCGATAAGAAGCTCCGTGTGATCTGCCTCAATACCTGCGAGGGCGAGACGACCGGTGGCGAGTCGGCAAGCTACATCTGCTCACCCGCACAAAGGCTGTGGTTTGCGCAGACGCTCTATGATGTTGGCAGCAAATCCGATGCGGCCAGCTGGAGTGTACTTGTGCTGGCGCACTATCCGCTGGATTACGGCGGAACATATCCCATGAGCAACATCGTGAAAGCCTACGTTGAGGGCGGGAGTACGACAGAAAACGGAACGGCAGTGAATTTCAACGGCCACAATGCTGCAAAATTTGTGGCGAATGTTCACGGGCATACGCACTGCTTCCGTGTGGATAAACTTTACAGTGTGGCGAATTCCGTTGGCACCGCGTTTGATGCATGGAAAGTGGCGATGCCGAATGCGTGCTTCTACCGCAACAATTCTTCGGCCAGCGCCACGTTCTGGGGCATTACATATGGCGAGGATGTGACATACGACAAGACGGCTGGAACGGCAAAGGATACAGCATTCACCGTAAACGTGCTAACGCCTTCGGAGCAAGCGATTCATTCTTTCTGCTACGGCGCCGGGCGCGACCGGACAATCGGCTACGCAGCAACGGTGTATCGGAATATCACGAATTCGCTTTCACACGTTTCAAACAGCAATGCGGCGGTATCCGTTGAAGATGGTGCGGCCTATACGGCGACTCTGACAGCAAACAGTGGCTACACGATGGGCAACGTTGTGATCAAGATGGGTGGAATCGACATCACATCAACGGCCTACACAGCAAGCAACGGTGTTATCAGCATTGCGAGCGTTACCGGCGATGTCGTGATTACGGCTGTGGCTACGAAGATTGTAACGTATACAAATCTGGTGCTTACAGCGGTGGATAGCTCCGGTGCATCGGCTCCGTACACGGATGGCAAATATCTAGGCTCCAACGGCGCTCCCAGCGATATGAGCGGCTTTGTGACAACTGGATTTATCCCGTTCGATGGTGGAGCTGAACACGTCTACCGCATCGGCGGAGACGGAATCGCATGGAATACATACGGATGCCGCATTGCGTGGTACCAGGCGAATCATTCGCTAAAAGGATCGCCGGTCAGCTACGAAAAGATCGGCAGTAGCATCTATTATCCCTCCCAAGTGGAGGATGCAAATGCGGCTGCGGCATTCAGCACGGACAAAAATGTGGCTCCGCCAGTTGGAGCTGCGTTCTTCCGCGTATCTGCAAAGGGTTCCGGCACGAATCTCATTATCACGCTGGATCAGGAGATCAACTAATGGATACATGCGTATGCTGCGGGCGGGCCGTGCCGGAGGGCAGGATGGTTTGTCCGGAGTGCGAAATAGAAAGCTTTGAAAGGAGTATCAAGATGGATGATGGAATTCAGGCGCAGATCGCCTCCGTGGAGGCGCGATGCAAGAGCAACTCGCACAGGATCGATGAGCTGGAGGCAGACAACAGGGCGCTGCATCAGCTGGCAACCTCGGTGGAGGTGCTGGCGACCAAGCAGGAGGCGATTGAGGAAAACGTGAATGAGATCAAGGCCGATGTGAAAAGCATCAAGGCGCTGCCGGGAAGCCGCTGGGAGGCGATCGTAAAGGGAGTTATCACGGCGATCCTTGCAGGTCTGATCGGATTTGCGCTGGCGAAGCTGGGGCTGGGCTGATGGAAACATCGAAAAAATGGCTGATCGGGAATGCGCTTGTATGCCTCGCCTTAATCATCGCCTGCGCTGCTGGCGCTGACCTCACAGAGATCACGCTGGCAGTCATCGCCGAGGCGACGGCATACAGCGGCTTTTACCTATGGAAAGCCAAGAATGAAAACCGCGCGAAGTACGCGCAGAAGTACATGGATAAATGGGCCGAGAAATACGGCCCGGAAGCGGCAGCACGCATCGCGGAGATCGTGCTGAAAGATTGAAAGGAGCATACATATGGACTACACGAACATCATCACGGCAGTCATTACGCTGCTGACGGCGCTTGTGTCGGCGTTCCTCATCCCGTGGATGAAAGAGCGAATCGGCGCGGAAAAGCTCGCCAAATGGCAGCAGTACGTTGATATCGCGGTCAGGGCTGCGGAGCAGCTCTACAACGCGACGGACGGCGCGGAAAAGAAAGCCTATGTGCTGCGCTATCTCGCGTCCAA